TTAAGCATCAGTAATAATCACATTCTCTACTGGCAAGTTCGGAATGAATTTTACGTTATAGGGTGTTTTATAAATGCCTTCCGACCAACTGGTACCATCATCTAACGAATACTCGGCTTTGATGTTTGACGCATACAAAGCATCACGGTTTATTTCAAAATACTTTTCTGGTTCGATATCCATTCCGATCCAAAAAAACGCATCAAAGTTGGCAAGAAACTTACTCACAATGTCATCTTGGTTATCGACCACCGCATTTGTGTTTCTTGATTTAGTGAGAGTGAGCTTCCACAAAATCGGCTTTTCTTCTTTTGCGGTCCATCGGTAAGTCTCAACGCCACCCTTGGTTAGAACAATGTTTTGCTCGATATCACCGACCATGTAGGTACTCGCAACCACAGCCGTTTTTTCCATATACGACGCGATTTGGTAGTTGATGTCAGCAGAAGGAGTGTAATCAATGGCAACGTGCATTTTCCCTGAATTCTCTTCCGTCATTTGCATAATGGAAGACTTGAACCCAAAGTTTTCTTCAAGCCCGGCAATGAGGGCATTTGGGGTTGTTGTTGGATTGTTTATTTTTAAGTTTGAGTTTTGGATAAACTCGGACATTTTCACGAAGAGAGATGCAATGATGGTTTCGATGGTCATATCGATTTGCGCACTAGCATAAAACACTTTGTATTCATCACTAGCGACAAAGGTGTTAAACGCCAAGCCAGAGAATTTATCATCTGACTCTTTAAACGCCTCAAAGTACGCTTCAATTATCGTGTCAAAGTCATCAGGAGTTAGACCCGTAGATGAATCCCATATCATGTGTATGAACCTGTAACATATTGAGTTTCTGCGGTGCCAGCTAACGTGTAACTCATTTTTAACGTAAAGCCTTCTACCTCGACTTTACTGTTAAGAACCATAATCGAACGTTTCACTGATTCGTTAATAATCCATGTGTTAAAAGCTGCCGCGTTAAAGTTAACCTCTGGCATGTACCAGTAATCAAAATCAAAACCAATACTAGGCGCGTAGTACAAACTGCCTTGATTGGTTTGAAAGTTGTTCTCGAAGCGAGCAACGTTTCTCCCTTTCCCTAAATACCCACTTAGCGATGCCATAATTACCTCAGTTTTAAATCTTCGAGATCTGATTTGAGTTGTTCAAGTTGGCTCTTGGCACCTTCATCAAGCACTCTTACCTCTCCAACTGCTGGTGAACCAGAGCCGCCCGTAACGGACACCACAACGTTTTGACCTGCAATTGAGATAGCCTGTTCAGCAATACCAATCGCCTTGTCTATGATTGCCTGAGCGTCTAACTGAGTATTTGTAATGTAGATTGAAAACTCTTCGCCCATAATGAGAAAACCTTCACTGTCAGCTTCCCCTGCAGATACGTTGATTACATCGTTTGGCTGGTAGGTTTTACCGTCAATTTCGACCTCAAGCTTTCCATCTGAAATTATTGCTTTTAGTAGTTTCATCAGAAATCCTTCGTTCGTAGGCTTAGGTCAGCTTCAACATGCACAACCACCGATTGACTATCTTTTGCTGTGAGGGCATCAAAAACCGCCTGAGCCGACGCATCAATAATCTGATATTTACTTGAAACCCAAGGAAGGCTTGGCGTGGTAATTTCTGTTGAATCCTCAAAAGTAATCTTGAGAACTACTGCGTTTGCGCTAAACCACTTTTCGGAATTTGCCGTTCCAAAGAAAATCTTAAACTGCGGATTACTATCAGCATCAAGACCACTTGAGGCATAGAGCATATCAACTTGAGTTTTTGTAACAGGGAACTCGCCATTGCAGCTACCCATAGCCCAAGAAGACTTAAAGCCAGAGTTTTCCGTTGACGCAGTGCTGTGTGTGCCGACCCCAAGCGTAAAGTCGTAAGACTCGGAAGTTAGGCCAATAATCTGCATTTTGCTTTCTACGCCTATGTTTTGTTCAAGGGCGTTAAATAGATCCAACGTTCTCGCTGTATCGTGCAGTTCATATCGGAACCCAGTAGTGAATGGTGCCACGTACTGCTTACCCTTGTACTCAAGGTAAATCGCAGCGAATGGTTTACCTAAAGCGGCGGTATCTACAGTTACTCGAATCCAATTACTGGTTGTCGACGCTTCCAGAGCAATGATAGTGCCGCCATTTACATCGCTAGGAACAATGCTGCCATGGGAGGAGTTAAAACCATTGACTTCACCATCAACAATTCTCGCGGCAGTCATGCTGTGCCAGTCAGTAACATCTCGAGAGATTTTGAATATCGCGGCTCTTGACCATAGCGACGTAGAATCGACTTCGGAGTCGAGCAACAGCGCAGGAGATTCATCGGCTAATGCTGGTGGATATTTATTTGATAGCTCGTTGAGTGATGAAACCACAGCGGCCCCTTCCTCTGACGATGACGTATTCATTACGCCTAAAAAGTATTGTTCGCCTTCTTCTAGCACTGTTTCTGGCACCGAGAACTCGACTAAGTGAAATTCGTTAATACCAACCACACCGGATAATTCGCCACTATCAAGCACAAGCTCATAACCACCTTCGACTCGCTTGTAGAGAGAGACGATTGCCCTTTCTAGCTCTGAGCTAAAAATCATCACACCGCCATACACAACGTCGCCAGCCTGAGCAATAAGCTTGTTGCCCAAGTCTGACATGTTGTTTTCGTATTCTTCGACGGTTAGCCAAGGCTGTTTATTGGAATATCCAGTGTCATAAACTAAGTTACCGCCGTCCGATTCTGGCTCATCAAAAATGCCAAAATTGTACAGCTCAACCAACTTTGCTGAACTTACCTCAATCGAAGTCGATGTTTGTATTGAACTGTCGCTTGAAACTTGAACGATGACACTTGCGGTACCAGGCGAAACAGCCTCGTAATTTCCGGTTGTATCTATCGACATTACCGTCGCATCAGATGAAGACCAGTTGACAACATTTGGTGCATCTGAAGAGTTTACCTGTGAGCTGTCACTGTAATACACGGTAGCCGTTAACAACCCAGAATCCCCTACGTTAAGCGAACTAATGGTTTCGTTAATAGTCACACTTACGGGTGAGATAACGCTGGCTCCACTTCCCGTAGGTGGTGCCACCATTCCGCGTTGAAATGGGGTGTGCACGAAATAGCTCATGACGCATCGACTCTAATTGATGTTTGGTTAAATGCTTCGTGTGGTTTTTGTGCTGGTGTGTGGAAAAGCTTTTCGCCAGCTTTCATCGTAAAAGAAATCCAGTCTCTCACTAAAATCCCTTCAAACTCAGCTGGCGCATCAGTCCCGGTATAAATGTAAATACCAATACCATCGGAACTTTGGTTTTGCACAAGTACAGCTGAGCCATCAGGAACGCCAGCATCGGTCCATTCACCAAACACCGATGCTTGGTTAGCTAAAGTCGTCATAATTCACCTTTGGTATTTAAGCGCTTGGCCAGATTGCGCGAATACGCCAATTTGGTACCAAACTGACATCACGGCAGTAACCAGCGCAGCTTGTTTGGGTAATGCTTCCTTTTTAAAACCTCAGTTGAGGCTATTGAAACGAAAGCGATCCCTTGAAAGTTTGGGTAGCTAGATCGTAGTCGCCGTCGATGGCAACGATACGTTTGCCGTTGTATGGATAGTTGAGTTGGGGAATGTGGTTGCAGACAAAACGATAAGCGTCAGTGACAATTGTTCGATTTGCTCTTTCTAGGATGTTTTCCGTTTTCACAAAATCACCAGCGTTAACATCTAGTGTAAAACCAAGCTCTTCGAGAAAATCTGTTGCGCAGCTAATTGCCCTCGACCGTGGTTGGGGCTCTTCTAGAAACTCTGCGCCTTGGATCATCTGTTTGGGCACTTCGTCATATTTGGCGAACGTGTAGCCTAGCGTTGTGGGTACGAGTTCAGGCAAAGAGGAAGCGTAAAAGTGGTTTCTCTCCCAATATTCCATCGAGAGTAGGTAATCACTGTTTAGCGTAGCTCTAACTCTCATTTCTAATCCCTAGCAGCGCGTAACCGTCGCCGCGTTTTCTGGTGGCATATTTACCATTAGGTTTGATGTAGAAATCGCCATTTTCATAAACAGGCAAAAACAGGTTTTCGAATATCAAGGCAACTTGCATTTCTTCGTATCCTGTCACCTCGGTTTGGTTTACCGTGACGACCGTTAGTGGCTCACCGTCGACCGCCAGCTCGTTAACGATTTGAGGAAGACTTCGAGCAATAAATGACTCTACCTTTCCCACTTCGTACCAAGTGAAATCATCAACTGCAATCCCCATTAGGACGAGATTTTTGCTCATGTTAAAACCTCAACTGTTTTGGGAATATTGGTTACTTGGTTTTGCGATGACGAACTACCAATAATTGATGTGTCACCTTTTTGCATTTCGAAAGTTAAGACTTTTTCTGTCGTATCCGATTTGGTCGCCAACGTCATGTTTAATAGCGTGCCACCAATAATCACCATTTCTGGACTGAAAAAGGAAACTCGCGGTAACGAATCTTGCTTTTGGAAAAGCCAACTAGCTAAACCAATCATGGCGTTTATAAAGTCACTACTACTGCTTCGGAGCGTTATAGTCGAAGTGTTGATGTTCCCCTTTAACACTGGCGTACCACCAGCAACGTCAATACTTTTAACGACGGACTGTTTGTATCCGTCCGGTATCATGCCGATTAAATCTCCAATTATTGGAATGGGAATTGGCGTAGTTTTTCGCAAGTCTTGATATTCTTCGGTCAGAACCTTAATGCGCGCCTGATCGACTTTCGTTAAATCAGCCTTGGCGTCTAGTTCAAGTAGTTCCTTTTGCTCTTCGCTCGACAACGTATCATCGAGATAAATGAGGAACAGCGGAGGTGCTTTCTCTGAAATCATTTCAACGGTCCTACGTCTGTTCTGGTTTTGTTGTTACGTGACTCTTTCTCAGCAATATCAACCATCATTTGGTTAATCTCGCCCCCACGTTTTTCAACGTAATCACCAAACATTTGCATTGGGGTTTTACCTGTTGCAGCCTCAATTGGCGTATAGGTACCAAACTGAATGAGTTTGTCGAAAAACGCCTCCCAAGTTTCCATGCTATTGATTGGCTGCTGTCCAGCTTTGATTAGATCGCTGCCTCGCTTGGCTAACTCGCTAGCGTAAGATATGGTGCTTTTGACAAAAGAGTTTTCTACTTTAACAGCGGCTATTTCTGCTTCGTCGGCAATGATCTTGCCTTTTACTTTGAGATCCAAAACATCCAAGTTTGCTTGAATGCGTTTAGCCTCGGAAGCGTCGGAAGAAACCACCGCTTGGGCTTGGCCTTGCGTCACACCGTCTATGATTTTCTTTTCAAAAGCCTTGGCGTCACCGATTGCCAAAATGCTTGATGATTTGTCAGAGCGATTTAGCGCTTTGTCTAGTTCCTCTGTCCTTACTTTTGAGCCAAGCATTGTGTCCATGATGTTCTGAAAAGTGAGGTCTTTATTTTCAGCGAGTAATGCTTTGAAAGGTTTCATGAATCTTGAGGCCAGCAATGCATCTTCATCACCGAAAACATCATTCATGTATTGGGCTGCAACTTCCGGTTTAAGCTTTGCCATTGTTCCGACAAAATCCAGAAACGCATTATCAATACCGTTTTGGTTTGCTGCCTCTTTGTACGATGCCATTTCTGGACGTTCTAGGGCACCGACAAAACCAGACAAAATACCTCGAATGTCAGATTGATCTAGACGAGCAGATATGCCAACCGCACTAAGAGCAGCGTAGCGCCCTCTGTTGATGCCTAAAGCATCAGCCGTATCGCTAATGTCCGACATTTCATTTAAGCGCTCTCTGGCTATTTGGGTGTATTCCTCTGCGCCTTGAAAAGCTTTAGTGGCAATATCCTTTGCCACACCAGCCGCCGTTGCAATCGCTTCACTGGCAAGATTGGCACCAGTAAGGATCATGAAGCCTTGTAACTTACCAAGTTTAGATTTTACTTTTTGACTGCCCTTTTCAGCTCCCTTCTCGAAGCCTTTACCGAACCAAAACTCAAAGTCATCTGCTGCCTGTTTTGAAGCGCGTCGAAGCTGCACTTCCATTTTCTTCGACTCTTCTTTCATTTTGCGTTCATCGAGCCTAGGAGCGAGGATAAATTCTGAACTAGCCGTCATTAACCATCTCCTCCTGTTGTTTTAACTGTCGATAAGCTTTTCGCAAAATCAGACCAATAAGATCGCCGCCGTCGATATCGGGACTATTCTCGATAATGTCAGCGGCAAACCCATCACCAGCGACTCGGAACTTAGCAAGTTCCTCAAGTTCGGTAGGGCTTAGAAAAAAAGCCCTGCGTCTTTTAGCGTCGAGCACTTAACCAAAGTTTCCAACACCATTTCTGCAAGTTCTGGCAACTCGTAGTTGTCGATGCTAGAAGCGTCGATTGACATACCATGTTTATTTTCATGGACAGCCACCAGCGCCATCATGTCGTAATAGTCAATTCGCTGAAATTCCATTAAATCCATGATGACCGTTTTCTTGTTTTCCGCATCCAGCGAAGTGAAATACTGTTTTGCTTGGTCGTGATCGACAAGCCCTTGAATGCGCATGGTTCTAGCGCGTGGAAGGTGAAGAATGAACCCTAAATAAGCCATATAAGCATTCCATGCTTTTGACCCTTTAAATTTAGCTATCATTACGCCACCGCTTTAAATTCATCTTTGAAGTTTTTAGGCGCGACTTGAATAGTCAATTCAACGTCTAACGTAGATTCGGATTCATTAGCCGTGCCATTGCGAGGATCGTTTTTCAATATACATTGCTTGGAAACAAGAGTTCGTCCGTTTTTCTTGTTGTACGATGTGAACTGAAAACGCTCTTCGCCTAAGAACAATTTTACGTAAAGCTCCAAATGCTGTTGAGATACGTTTCGAAGCTTTACTGATAGCTCGATAGGCTGAGTTAATCCGGTACCGACAATTTCCCCGTCACCATAACCATTAGGATCGCAAAACATCTGCACTACCTTTTGGTTGTTTCGTCCAAGCTCAATCACCGAGATATAGCTGTATTCCTCACCGTCATAAACAACGGTAGTTTCCATTTCCCCAATTCGAAAATTGCTGCCAGCCATTATTGAGCCTCCGTTACTTCAATTCTTGCACGCCAAATAGGTTCAGCGTCTTTCACTTCTGCTTTACCACCAACCACATATTGCTCATCAGATTTGACGATAGAAATGTAGTTATTTGCATCAGGATCTAAGTAGAAATATGGGAAGCCTTCGTAAGTCTCGATAACTTCGGACGCGGCCTCTTCAATGTTTACTCGCTGAACGGCTGTATTGTTCGGTTCGTTGGTTTGAATGTAAGAGGTGATCGCCTCTTGCGTTTTTAGCTGCGCTTGACGGTCGATGTAGGCTTTAGTAATTGCGGAACCACCATTACCAAAGAAGCCTAAAGTCGGCCCATCAGAGCCATTCAAGAAGAAAGAAATACGCTTGTTAAACAAATCGTCGGCTTTGCCTACAGTAAACACTACTGACGCAGGATTAGATGAATCAAGCACGTAGTATTGGCAATTTCGCCAGTAAGCTTGTGACAGTAATCGACCAAACGCTTCATAACATCCAGTGTATGAACCCGCATCATCAAGAAAGACGGTATCTTTCATCGCGATTTGTTCAGCCAATGCTTCGTCGCTGGTGGCGTAAGCTCTCACGCCGTCAAAATCCGTAAAGTCGATAGTTTGCGCCGTGGCAATATCAATCTCTTTAGAAAAGCAAAGCGTAAAGTAATCGGTCGGATCAAAGTCGATTGCATCTGTGCTTTCTGGATCAACTTCATCTGCAAGAATTAGCAAATAGAATTTCTCCAAGCCACCAGTCATCAAGTATTGAACTTCTGTATTTGCCGTGTAATTGGCAATAAGCGTCGGATCATAAATTGGCACTACTTTGTACAACGCAGGGTCAATAATATCGCGTGTTGCCTTGGCTGATTTTTTACTGGTTTTTACTGGGGCTTCCTCGCCCTCTTCCGCTGGTGGCGTGTAACTACCAGTAACCATAACTAGGCATTTATACAAAAAACTGTAATCGGCCTCTGTAGCAGATTGAGCTTCGCTGATGCTCACCGCATAATCGAAAACAAGTGTATTACTCATAGTCTATCCACTTAAAATGTTTGATTTTTTCGCGTGTTTTGTCGAACTCGATTTCGCACGCAAAGTGAAATTCTTTAGCCACTGAAAGGACGCCAACAGAGAGCCAATCGGAGGAGGCTTCCATATTTACTGAAGCCAGTGAGGTTTTACTGCCACTGCGCTTTTTATAGCGATCAAACTTGCTACCTAGGACGCCAAAAACAGGCTTATCTCGCCCCATATCAGCGAGCGACAATCGAATGATCCCAAAAAAGCGAATGTGTGATTCAGAGAAGTACTGCTCACGCACACTTAGGTATTCGACATAAACAATGTCAGCACCGTCATGTAACGCCCCAGCCCAATCAACCGCCTTCAGACCGAAAATATTGCGGATCTCATCATGTAGAGCTTTTCTAAACATACTGAGCCTTTATCGAGTTAAAGAATGAGCCAGTATCGACCATAGGCCAGTCAAAACCTTTACCTTGAACGTTGTATCCGTTGTAACCGGTCCCGCCCTTAATCGTTGTTCGAGCGTTGCTGCCATAGTCTTTTCGCATGATCGGGTTGCGCACTAAAGCGCGGGCTGCGCTCTCAATACGACGAATCATTTCAGGGCTTACTGAGCCAGCATTGAATAGCCTTATCAGTTCGTTGGTGACTCGGATAACATCTTGGTTTTGAAAATGACTTTCCGCTTTTGAGAAAACCCCGTAACGGGTGTCCATGTATTCGGCAAGTTTGGTCATTTTTAGGTTGGTCTTACCTTGGGTACCAGTCTTAACCCGAGACGCTTGCTTTCCTTGAAACGATTTAAGTGGTTTTTCGTGGTCAGCCATTCTTGCCGTTTTGCTTTTGTCTAAAACGCCAATTCGAATATGGTGGGAATTAAAGTCTTTCACCTCTTTTTCTAAATTGGTGAAATCCAGTTCAATGTCCAACGTGAACATTAGAACCCTCCGCCAATGATTGGAATTCGGGCAGGTTTCACAACAGGCTGTTTATCAGAAAGAGAGCACCCGTTAGCCTCTGCCAGCGCCTTTAAGCGAATCAGAGTGAAACGTTTATTGCTATCTTGAGAAACTCGTTCAATTAGCACCTTTTGTGAAAACTGATAGCACTCACATTCACCTTCTGGATTTGCATTGACAGCGTTGGCAAAATCAATCTCATCCTGAAGCATTGCTTCTGATCCGCAGTTTCGAAGTATTGTGTCGATGAGAATTTGTGAATCTTCGGAAATCATCATTCTCTCCAAAAGAAAAGGGACTCAACAATGAGCCCCTACTTTGACCGGTTATTTATTTGCTTCTTTCGCACGCTCTTTCAAAGCGCGAGACGCTGCAGTTTCAGTGAGCTGGTAAACGTAAGAACCTTTGGCCTCAAGCTCGTTAGCTGCACTTTCATAAGTAAATAAGCTTTTTTGAACCAAACCGTGATCGCCAGATTCTTTTGAGTAAATACCGGGTACTGAACCATGGTGGTTATTTACCGCAGGTCGGTAAGTCAATGAAATATGAGAGCTAGTCCCTAGAATGGATGGAACCTCTAACATTTTCACGTTCTCATAAGCTCGTTGCACCGCAGACTTGCCCGTTACTACGTCACCACCAGACGACGTGATCGGCTTGCGCATAATTGCTGCAATATCTGATGTGTAACTTAAAGTCATGTTTACGTGATCGGCTTCGCCTAGGCCAAGAGCTTTGGCTTGCTCTTCGTAAATGGCGTTAATCACCGTTAGTACGCCAGAAATATCCGATACGGTTACTACTGTTTCATCATACTCAATGGCATTTTTATTTTGCATCATGCCACTGTTACCGTGTTTGCCATGGAAGTGCTCATAGTCGTATTGCATCAATAGGCGGTTTAAAAGACCCGCATTGATGTTTACGTCATTGACGTTCTGCATGCTAGACAAGCGAAATTCAATGTGAGTAGGTTGACGATGGTAAGAGAACTCAACCTCTTTTGCATGCGCTTGAGCCAGTTCAGTGGTTGATGGCGTTAATGCCTCAGCAAACTTATCGTCTGGGAACTTACCAGTCACATCATAGTTAATGTGAATTACTGTTGCCTGTTGCAATTTACCGTCTGAGTAATCTTCATCAGTGCCTGCGAGATTGGCGGTGTAAGGTACGTATGTGCGCTTGTTGCTACCCATGATTTTTGCATTGTAGCGACGCTCGACCTTTGATTTACATACAACGTTAGTTGCCATATCTTGATTTCCTTCTGGTATCAAAAAAGGGCTTGCCGGTCATCCTGGCTAAGCCCTTTTGGTATCAAATTAATGTTGGCCTTACTCTGCATCGTGTGAGTTTGGCATCAGTTATTTTTTCGCTGTAGAACGAGAGACAGTTTTAGAATCCGCACTTTCTGGCGTTGGCGCACCGGCTGGAGTCGAAGCCGCAACCCAGCCCGCGTCTTGGCGGTCGTAAGGCGTGCCATCCGCAGGGGCTTCTTCCACACCACCAATATCAGCAGGAACTAGTGTTACGTCACCCGTTTTGCCATTTACACTCGTTACGCCAGCTGCGCCATCAGAGCCCGCAGGAGCAGAGCCACCATAAAGTGTCACTAAAACGCAGCCCTCAACGATTTCGCAATTTTCATCCAAACCGTTAATGTCTAGTTCGTCAATTTTACCCATGATGGCTGTCGAGTCAGCGGTGCCGATCGGTACCACTTCGCCAGTGGCATTATCAACGGCAAAGCCATTACCAGCCGCTAGCGTTACACCATCTTTTACACGAACAGGAATGCCCTTACCTTGTTCAACAACACCCGTTACCTTACGGATGTTACAAAGGTCGTGGACTGCGAACCCAGCAAACGCAGATCCATTAAACAGAGCTACTTTAGGTTGTTCACCACTAACGGCTACAGAGGAAACCGCAACGCCAGCAACCAAATCACCTTCAAACGCACAAGGGGAAACGACGTCACTATTACCAGCGTAACGAGTTGCACCTAACGGAATTTCACGAGCCATGATGCTCTCCTTATTTCTAGAATTGATTATTTTGATTTAAATGTACGAATTGAGTTTTCGTTTACGCAGATTCGGCGTTGTTTGCCTGTTGGCCCATTTCGAAAATGGAGCCGTAGTCCTTCATGGCTTCACTATCTTTTGTGACAGAGACTTCACGACCACCTTCTTCCAGCTTGCCTTTGTTAAACATTGATCGTTCAATCAAAGGCCATGCAAGCTTGCGATCAATTTCGTGAGACTTAATACCGTCTTTGATGATTTTTTCTTTAACCGTATTGCGGTCACGCTCTTCTAATAAATCGAGCATTTTTTCATTTTTGAAAAAGGCGCGAACCGTGGCAGCCGCAAGACCCTGAGCGCGTTCAGCCGGTGTCTTAGCCCATTTTTCAACGTCTTCTTTGACTTCCTTAATATCAAACCAATCAGGAAACATTTCAGAGTTGTCTTCCATGAACTTGTCGAATTCAAGGTTGAACTTGATAGCGTCAGTTAAGTCCGCCTCTGTGTTCTCTTCTTCATTTTGCTTTTCTAGGCGTTGCTGAAGTTTTGCAAGAATGTCATCATCTTCATTCCCAGCCGTTGGCTTGCCACCCAACAGCTCAAGCAGTTTATTGACATCAGGCGTAGCATTAGGCTGCTGCTGTTGACCTCCGGTCAATAATTGCAAAAGCAACTCTGATGCATCATCTTTAGGTTGTTGTGGCTTACCACCAGCCAATAACTGCAATAATTGCGCATTCGCGTCATTTGGTTGCTGACCACCACTCAAGAGCTGTAACAGTTTCGGATTAATCGCATTTTGCTGCTGACCAGTAGCACCACTTAATAACGCAATTAATTGCTCCGTTGGATCCTGTTGTTGATTACCACTCAAAAGCGCGATTAGTGGGTTTTGTTGTTCGTTGCTAAATTGGTTTTGATTACCGCCAGCCAATAGTAGTGCAAGTAATTGATGTAAATTCATGCTGCTTTACCTCGATTGATTTTATTAACAATTTGCTGAGCGTGAGATTGCCCAGATGTAATCTTCATTCCGCACTGACAGTTGTACTCAACCCCAAGCCCTAATTTTTCAGCCTGTTTAATGGTCATGCGTTTACCGTAGTGCAGAGCGTGCGTGGCGCGTTCCTCTTCTGCTGAAGATGGTTGCCACTCAATGATGATTTCGTCGGCGTGTTCTGAGCTTGAGAGGGTTTGAACAATCTCGCTGCTGAGCGTGCCAGTCATTGTGTTTTTGATGTTTGCCGCGAAATCCAAGTTTGATTTGTTTTTGGATTTTTCCAGCCTTTTGATCGTCATGTAGGCGTTGGACTTGGCGTCCATGAGAATTGAATATTTATTGATGAGTTTTAGCTGTTCACGCTGCATTCCTCCATGCTCGTTGTAAATACGCTCAAAATTGATCCCAAACCAATCAAGTAGGTTTTCAGCCATTGTGTAGGGATACAGATACATGCTGCTCCCTTACTAATTTTTGCTAATTCCTAGCTCGGCAATGGGTAGAACGGTTTCAACCATTTTTCGCTTTTCGTCGTCAGTGAAAAGCGAGCTCATTTCGATTGAATTTAAGAAGTTGGATATTTCTGGCAACTGTTCAATGTCGGGCTTAATCATAAAGTCGGCGCCAAAGACCGATTCAAATACGCCCCTTAGTACCTCGTTAAAATCACGTACTGAAGCCAAGCGGTTTTGCTTGCGGTCACCGTCACCCGTTGAATTAAGGGAACCGACCAACTGACCGTTAATAAATGACATTGGACGGCCTGTTGCGTTACAGATTAGAGAGTAAGCGTACTCAAGCTGCTCCTTGACGGGCTTAACATCGACCTTTGGCATTTCTAAAGCCGATTGAGCATCAATGTACGCCACACTGCTTTTCTTGAGCGCATCGTTGATTTTATTGATTTGCGTTTCGACAGCCGTTAGCACCTCTTTGTCTGAAATGAGCTCACTTAAATCACTAATCTTCAGAAGTACAGCCCCGCCAACACGTATTAGCTTTGCTGCGCCAACGATGGCATCAAACACCATTCCGAAATAGGCCTCTAACAATTCTGTCCGATGGAATTCTTCAAAATCCAACTCAACAAAATCGAGCTTATTTACTTTTTTAGCGAAAACGGTATACGTGCGCTCTTCGAAATAGAAAGCGTGCTCACGACCGTGGATTGGCCGCTTACGAAGCACAACCTTACTCTCCTCCGACATGGCCTCAATGACGTAATACATCAAACCACGCTGTAGTTTTGGTGAGTGAGAATCGTAAATCGTTTTTGAAAAATCCGAGCTTCCTATCTCATCTGGTATTGCGACAATTTCTAACGTCACATACATAATGCGCGAATAGAGCTCTCGAATAGCTATTTCAATATATCGCTCTCTTGCCAATGAGAACGGGTCAAATTCAGTAATAACCGGGAGCAATCGTGGGTCTTTAGCGCGAAGGAACTGGTAATATTTTTCAAAATCCTGTTTTTTGTCAGGAGGCGACTCGGAACCACCAGCTTTATCTTCTGGCTCGTCAAATATGCCCATTAGTGTCTACCTCTTATTTTGATCTTGTCTGAAACAATACCGCTTCTTACGGCGCAGTTTGTTGTAGCGTCCGGTGCATCATCGTGCTCAGCGTCTTTATTAAATTTCTTGTGTTGGGTGAGCCATTCTTGATTTGACCAGTTTTCAACAAGTCGCAAACGCATTAAGTTCAAAAACGCTCCGACACGAAATATCCTGTCGTGCTTATTACCTAGCGTTGTACGTGGTATGGCATCAATGCCACGAACGGAGAAATAATCCTGAGGTGCTGTCCCGACTCCGTTGTCCTCGTAATAAAACTCAACAACCGGAAACAAATTGATTTTTTCGGCAATTTGGTCAATCGCTGAGTTCCAAGAATGAGGAAAGCAATATCCCCACGCGAATACGTATCCGCGAGTCTGGGAAACGAAGGATAAAGCCGTAAAGTCGCCGCCTTTGTAGGAAGGGTCCAAAAAGGCAACACACGGCAACAGCTCTTCGTTTTCTTCAGCTGTAACCACCGGCGTTTCTGCAAATGGGTAGCCGGAAATTTTCGGTGAAGGCTCACCAAGCCAAACGTGTGGCCAAGTAACCTCGCCTCTCTCCCTTTTTGCTTGTTCAAGTAATTGGGTGTCTTGATAGCGATTAGGTAAATCGAAAATGTTGATATGCTTAATGACAGTTTGGTCACCAAATGCTCGCACTTTCGTGATTACCGGATCTTCTGCAAAGTTAGGGTTCATTGCGAAGAAGAAACGAGCTTCTGTTAAGTCAACCTCTTCCGCACCAAATGCCAACCTCAACAGGCGCTCATATTCAGACGTAAACGAAACATTGCCTGAACGGTTTACTGTAGGGAAAAGCACATCAAGAGAGTCTTGTGAAGCATCCTGCGCTTCGTCCATGAAGACCATGCGCACTTTATGCTTACCCTTAATTTTGTTTACTTGGCTAAATGCTGTTTTGCCGGCTGTGGAGCGCAAGCCAGTAAATGCAAATTCAACATTCGTTAGTTTGTTGATGATTTTGCTATGGGTAATTTTGAAATATTGTTCAAGACCAGCCTGTTTGATTAAGTCACTAACGACTGAGTGAACGGAATCTTCAATAGAAGTCTGGATTTCACGTAAAACCAAAAAAAGCGAATCGCTGTATTTTTCCTCAAACGATTGTTCAAGCATGTAACAGATAATCGCAAAGGTTTTACCTGAACCACGACCGCCCTTTAAGACTATGTACTTAGCAGCCTCATCGCCAAAAATGTCGCGGTAGATTTTCGGGATACTAAATTTTTGCTTTATTTTACGAAGAGTGTTTTTCGCATACTGACTAATGAGAAAATCAAATTCTCGTTTTTCTTCCTCAGTATTTAATTTTGAAAGTATCTTCTGAATATCTTCAGGAGTGAGATTCAGGACTACGTCTAACAGCTTGTCACTCTTGGGCATCGGTTTCATTTAAATCCACCTCAAGAAGTGCTGCGAGTTTTTCTTCTAGTCTGCTTTCTATCTCACCGTCAGGCAGGTCTTCATCAATGACTGGAGGCTTGTAGTTAGAACGATACTTTTCAGGTCGATTTGCTGACATTAAAAAAGTAACGATTCCTGCATGTCGCTTTCTTATAGGAACAGTTTTCTTTTTCCCGTTTTTATCAACAATAATCTTGTAATCAATATCTCCATTTACGGCCATGTCATAAGCGGTGGCCTCTAACTCGTCATAACGTTCTTCCATGATTTCGTTAAAACGCTTAGCAAATACTGGATCTGAGTTTTTGTAGTCATAAACGCTAGAACGAGAATATCCGGCTATTTTAGCCGCGTTTGATACGGTCATAATAAGACCGCCATTTTCTAAAGTTTCAAAAAACTTATTGTCTCGCGCTCGCGTTCTTTTTGTCTTGCGAGACATTTATACCTCCCGTTTTGGTAAAGCCTGTAAGTCTGTCGTGTCTGAAATGCCCGAAATAAAAATTAAAAAAAGCCGCAGCCGCTCCCATGATGTGGGAGTAGCAAAACGGCTTTTTCTAAAATCGTGATTTCCGAAAAGTGCACTTTTGATGCTTTTCGTTTGGGCTTGATATTCGTTTTGAACTAAAAGCGCATAGAAATAAACAATTAGATACTACTTTCTATAAGCTTTTGGGGAGTTATTGAGTACGCACAAGTACTCCTCAAAAACCGCTATTTCCCTGCTTTTGGATCAACTTCGATTTTGCACTCTTTCTTTAGAATGATGTTTCCAGATGACCCTTTCTCTCCACATGAAGCCATTCCATTACGACTGTTTTGTTCTACGTGGTAACTAGTACACCCACCAGCTAACAAAACACTTAACATTAATAACGCTCTCATTTCTCTTCACTGTCTCCCGAGCACATACTGACAGCTCGCAAACCACTATCGTCAATTTTTACCGTGTTCTTGCACTGCGAGCCACTTACTGCCCCGTTCTCGACATAGGCTACCGATGTGCAACCATTGATGAGTAGTACAAACACAACCACTGCTAAAATTTTCATGCTTCGCCCCAATAAAATACTGATTCAATTTTCTTCCATGTGTTTTTACCGACAATTCCATCATTGGAAAGGCCGTACTTGTTTTGAAACGCTTTAACGCTTGCTTCGGTACCATTACCGAAAATGCCGTCAGCATTTAAGCCAAGGTTTAGTTGTAGCTCTCGCACATCCACGCCGCGAGCACCATTTCTTACCGTTGTTCTATCCAGTGAAAATCCAAAAGCGAGTTTTAGTGCACGCTCGAAATCGTGTGCGTATCCGGCAATAGTTTCAGCTCTGTCAGTTCCGTTGATGATTCGACGAGCGTTTACATAATCGGGAGTTTCTTGGTCTAAATAATCTGAATACTTTGAGCCGGTAAACAAGCCGGTGGCCATGCCAATTAAAGTGGCTTGTGCAGAGTAGATTGGAGTGAGAAGTAAGTTAGGGTTACTCACCAAGTCGACACCCTGCTCTAACGTATAAACATTAAATAGCAATCGGCTTAAACGTTCGTAGTTGTATTTCCATGTGACCTGAACATCACCTCGCCCGTAATAGGCTTGCCCTGTTATTGGATCTGGTACCCCATACTCATGGCCAACGCCTTTACCATACTCCTCGACTGGCTGCATGTTGTATGCGGTTTCGTGATACACAGTAGCTAGTGAGTAGGCTAAGTAACTCAGTGGAATACGAATACGTTTAGAGCGCAGTAAAAAGTAAGCAAGCATGTAGCGCTCACAACCCAATGACTGCTCCTTTGTCATTTCACCCCGAAACAAAACTGCATTTATGCGCGTCGATACCGCTTGGGACGAGAAAAATTTCAACATAAGAACACTCTATTTGGACATAAAAAAACCGCCACAATGGGCGGTTATAAAGTAATTTAGATGTTGCAACAGTGAGTCGCGAAGTCTCATGCTGTCACAATAGACTGAAAAATTCGTAACGAATACCCTTTTCACATAATTAAAAGGAACTCATCGCGACCGACTAATTAAAGAACTATTGTGTAAGGTCTTCAATTGGTGCGTTTGGTGCGTTGGTTTTTACCGATTCAATACCGTTATCTCGAGACGCTGCGCTTTCATAAGATTGGCTTGTACCTATCACTTGATGGTTACCAGCTTTTAGGTTGAACATGTATTTCCCAGCTACAGTTTGTTTCCTTTCATATTTTGAATCGTCAGGCGCATTCTTTTTCACTGAATCAATGCCATTTTCACAACTTGATTTTGTTGTGTAACCCTCACTAGCTAAGATATTTTGTCCATTTCCTGCTTTTAAACGAAAGCGATATTCTCCCGCTGTATCTTTATAAAGTTCAAATTTTCCAGACATAGAAGCCCCACAATATTATTGACAAATCAACCATTAAAGACATAGATGTATGCACATCCGACCATATAAAACATAATCAATTTTTCAAAACTTTCAATTATGTTGAATGAGTAATGTGCTCTCGCTTCTTTAGGTGTGCTCTCAAAGAACTTAATGCACTCACAGGTAGCCGCCATCTATAGAGTTATAAACAACCAAGGACATTTTTGAGAGCTAATTTCAATATCAATTAATTCGCGTTGAAGCTATCTGTAGTTGTGCATATGGTAAGCGCACAATCGTAAATGGAGATTATGTTGTGCAACCTAGAGGCAAACCACTTTCTGTACCACTACGTCCCAAAAATCCAACGGCACTTGAACTAGCTGTACACCGATATGAGGTTTCGGCTATTAAACTTTATAATCAAAGTTTGGATGAGAGCGACCCTAAATCTTTAAAAGCTTCTCAAGAAGATTTGAAACACCTCAAAACCTTGAGACGTAGCTTAAGCGCACAGGTATCATTACAAAAACAACTTACAGAATATCAAGAGCGAAGCGCAGCTACTTCGCCAGACGATTTAATGGATGAACCTCATCACCCTACCCGTATTTTGGCAAGAAACCTAACCAGTATCGGTGAAATCAAGCCAACTAAACGACATGATCCTCACCATATTATTATGGGAGCTGGGCAATTCCGAAAAATGGAAATGATGCTTGCAAGACTCAACCTTCATACGTTTGGTCTTGGAATCAATGACCCATCTAATGGTGTTTGGTTACCTCGAAATGTGAAAGACAAAGGACATTGGAGTTCTCCAGATGCTGAAGCACATAAAAAAGTTCATCGCTATAACTATGAAACATGGATAGTTACAAATTTAAGCAGTGACTCTCTTAAAAAAGATGTGTTCATTAACCGTCTTCGTAATATCAAAATTAAACTGAAAACTTCTACTTACCCCGAAGGTATGATTTCTAGCAAAAACCCGAACTGGAATGGTGAATAATGAACGTCTACCAATTGAAAGAGATGCCGCATGATTACAAGGCTTTGCAATTAGGTCCAACGGAACTCTTCGGTGCCATAGGCAAACAACATTTAATGACCATACACCGCCAGCGCTCTCAGAACACGTCATTACTAGATATTTGGAAAAATGTATCCGCCTCATTCGATGACGTTTTAGGAACCAACGCTGACATCCCTGATGTGTCGCTGTGGTCTATGACATACCTAGTACTGTCCCATCGTGCTTACGAAATATTAAAACCCATCTTAGAAAATGAAGGTGAGTTTCTATTGGTAACTGTCGGAGAGGAACAAGTTTATGTCTTTAACTGCCTCTCCTTTGGCCAAGAAGACGAATCTGTTTGCGTGAAGAAATATCTTGATGGCATCGAAGATGGTTACGAAACACTTTATTTCGAAGAATCTGATATCGAGACGCGATATCTATTTAAATCACGACTTGAAGGTTGCCAAAGACTGTATGCCACTGAATCTTTTAAACGCTTATGTGACCACTATGACTTGCGTGGACTCCGGTTTGAAGAAAATTTACTAAGCGTGTTTTAGATAGCGCGATATAAGATTAATCCAACTATTTCATGGAAGCTGAGGAAATAATGAAGGAATTTGTAAAATGTACTTTTGGCGGTCTAAAAACGTCGTACTTGGTTAGACAATACATTTTCGGAGCGTTGATTGCTGTTGTTTTTTTCAGTGCAGCAACGAAGAATGGGCAGGATCTAAGCATCGCAACAATAGCGGTATTTACTGTTAATACTCTGTTGTACCCTTACTCTAGGTTTGTGTACGAAAGAATCGTAGAGTTTGTGATGGGCAACAACGTCTTCTTTGTTAATGCAGTATTGATGCTTACTGTAAAAGCTTTCACGATGGTTCTTTGCTGGGCAGCTGCAATTTTTGTGGCACCTTTAGGGCTCGCGTACATTTATTACCACCAATTGAAAACACAAAGCTCATAGAACGCTAAGGAGTGGCTACAACGCTTCTGGTTCTTCCTTATAGGTCAATTTTAGCGTTATGACTTAGGTTAGACTGTAGCGTTGAACACTCCTTAGCCAATAGTTAATAATATTTTTGGAAAGGAGAGCTCAATTGGCAAGGAAACTTTGCTAGAGCAAACAATGAGTGAGCATATTGCTATCAGCAAGCGCTTTTGGCAAAGATAAGATGATGAACAATTTGATACTTACACACTTCACTTCTGGACATTTCCGAGTGAGAACCGCCGCATGGCATATCAACACCAAACTTACCGCATAGCAAAACTCCACGCGTTGCGAATCACTCTTAAACAGTTTGTTATGTGTTTTTTAACGACAGAGCAATCTGCGGCAATACGCGACCTTTACTCTCAAAGTTTTTCATATCTTCTCTAATTTCATCCAACTTTAAGAAATCTGGTGATGCCGTATTAGCCATAAGTCCATATATTGCAAAAATAGCTCCTTGACGTCCTGGTTGAATCTTTATCATGTACTCAGATAAAGGCTTTGCACAACTGGTAAAATCTGAGAAGAAAGGAAGCTCCCATAAATGAGAACCATACACAAAAACAAACTCTTCTGGTTCTTTTGTGTAGTCAATGTCGTCTTTACCAATTGCTAAAAAATACACTTGGGCTGCACTTTTTATTCCTTGCATAATCGCACAAGCTGGTCCTTCTTTCTTATTCCAGCTTGCTAAAGCATCTTGTACAACTAGATGATCTTTGGATTCATAGATATCTTTAAGCTCGCCAAAATTGACATAATTAGGGAATATTTCAGCTATTGAGTTGAGCTCTTTATTGGCTGCTAGTGCTTTTTCTTCAGTTTTTAAAAGAATGTCCTTAGCAAGAAGTAAAGCATTTCTTCTGCCATCTTCATGTGATTTGAGGAATTGCTTTTGAAACTGAATGCGCTGCTCTTCCAACTGTTTTGCCTGATACTTTAAACTACCCGTAAACCAGATAACGGCTGTGAAACTTCCGCATGCAGCCAGAATGCTCCCATATGCAGATAAAGAACTCGCATCTATCGTAAAGATCATCACGACGGTGAGAACGAATACGGCTAGTGTCAATCCAATAAGAACTTTTAGATTACCCATAATTTTCCTAAAAACACCTAACGCCCTGTTAAGGGGTGATCAACGCAATACCTAAGCCACCGTATACCACCTTACACACTAAAACCAGCGCATAGTGAAAATGCCACGCGTTGCGAATCCCTCTTGAACAGTTTGTTATGAACCTTTTACACTTTTAAACAATGAACTTAATTGCTCTATCCCATCAAAGGTTGCTGGCAGTTTTTCTGAGTCTGACATGATTCCACTGAAAATAAGATTCTCAAATTTTTCTAATGCTGTTTCATCATCTTTCTTGATTGTCGAAGCATATTGCGCGTAGCTTTGAATAAACTGGCATAACGTCTGCCTTAGTTCGATCTGAACGATTTGTGTTTTCGTAGCTTTATAATTGTGGAGTACAATCCGGAAAAAATACACCAAGATAATTTCAACAGAAATTAAAGGTAACAATGTTAGCAAGTCTTTTAGGACAAAGCTGGAACTACCTGCGTTGAGTAAAGATACAACAAATTGAATCCCTAATGGTGCCAAAATCATTGCACCTAACCCTAATAATGACTTTAAAAGAAACTTTCGCTCTTCTTCTTTTTTGGCTGCTAAATCACTAAATCCTTTATACAAGCCAACAAAGTTAAAACCAACTTTATATTCATCAAGCTTATCTTTTAGGTTATTTACTGAACTTTCTTTTTCTTTTAGTTCAGTATCCCATTGGGACTTTAATTGCTTCGATTCTTCGACTTTTTCACTAAATGTCGAAAATACGGCGATGTCTTGATTATTTATGAACTCTTTAACCAGATTAGCTGGCATAACGTATGAAGCGTATATGATCTGAGAGCTCACATCACTATCCAGTTTTAAAGCATCATTTTGAATACTCGATCTTAAAGAACGAAGTTCGAATGTGAGTTCCTTTCCAGGACCGATAAAAAAGTCAAATTCGCAAAGAAAGCGATAACAGTTTGTATATATTGAATCAATTTCTTGAGTCGAGTTTGCCTGATACGTCCCTAAGCCATCAATAAACTTGTCGCCAATCCATTTAACATTGAAACGACACCGTTCACTCCAACTGTCAGGGTTTTTATGTATGCATTTTACGATCTCTAGACTTCTAGAAAGCCTCGCTTTGTATACATCATCTTCTAGTACCGATATCGTTGCTTGTTGAATGAAAGAGCTTATAGCTCTTGTACTCGACTCACTACTAAAAAACATGATTTACTCCAAATGTATAATTTTCCGGCGGTTCATAATGCCCTATTAAGGTGTGAGCAACGCAATACTGACGCTTCCGCATAACACCTTAACCACTAAAAACACCGCATAGTAAAAATACCACGCGTTGCGAATCACTCTTAAACAGTTTGTTAGGCAACGGCTATCTTCACATTGCATTTCGCACTAGCTTCTAAATTATCAAGTTGAACTTTTTGTTCATCAGTTAATTGAGATGGGAAATCAGGTGTTTGCATAATCCCAGTTAACTTTAGGAATTGACTTTGAGAGTTAAAAATTCGACTGACCCAATACAACTCAGGATTATAAATTTTATTACCATTTTTATCATAACAAGGACTAGACGACACGTGGTAGAGAGTATCGGAATTCAATTTAAGGTGTGTGTCGGCAATTTTATCTTCATTACCATTCCAAGAAAAAACTAAAATTAACCCTTTATCCGCCACATCACTCGTAGATTCAGGTTTAAGATAAAAATTAGCGCATGTTGCGTGGACATCACTAGGAGGTAGTCTACAACTTTGGACCATTTCGTACGCAAGAGCCAATGAAGTTTCTCTATAAATAGTAGTCGGCATAAATTTCCTTTAGTTGCCTAACGCTTTCTATGCAGTAAAAAGCCATTTCCCATCACTCTATAGTGCATTTTTTCTTTTTAATTCTCAATTACTAATCAATAAGTTACTTAAAGTAATGAGGAGTTAGGTTGCGAATAGCGCATAACTATACACAATCCACAATACGGCTACATCTTTTCTACATAGTGTCGAGAGCATCCGTAGTGAAAGCAGGTTTTAGAGCGGTCTTTTAGATTTCGTCGTCACATAACATTGAATCTAAAATGTTTTTGTATACAAAACCTTCAACCGATTTGCTTGCAAGATTTAATAATCCACCAAATGCACATAATTGGAACTAACATAAAGTTTTTATGTAATACAGGTGGTAAATTCGAAATCCGATTCTAACTACCAATCAGAAAATAAAGGCTGGATATTCATATGTTTAATCACGACGTCAAAAAACAGGCTATCAAAGATTTAGAGCACGCCGACGGTCGATACAAAGTAGCAGTTAAAACAGTTCAAAAATCGTCAGTAGAGCTGTTTGAGCTACGACAATATTGTAGTACAGAGTTAATTGTTGAGTGCGAAGGTTTCGTGAATACCTTAGCTAACTCACCTAAAGAGTTTGAAAAATCTTTTGGTGAATATAAGGCCCAAGTAAAAGAATTTAAGAACGTACTTCAACAAATAGAAGATGAAGTAGCAGACGCCAACATCAAAGCTGGGGGAACTGCTGGAGCTGGTATTGCTGCCGGTGCTGGTGTCGCTGCTTTTGCACCAACAGCTGCTATGGCGATTGCCACTACTTTTGGCACAGCATCAACAGGAACCGCGATTGCGTCACTAAGCGGGGCTGCTGCAACAAACGCTGCGTTAGCATGGCTTGGCGGTGGTGCGCTTGTGGCTGGAGGCGGTGGCATGTCAGGTGGTAGTGCATTGCTTGCTTTAGCAGGACCAGTTGGCTGGGGAATTGGCATAACTGCTTTGGCTGGTGGTGGTCTACTAGCTCGAAAGAAAAATGGCGAAATCGCTAGAAAAGCAAAAGCGCAAGAAAAAGAAATCAAAGCACATACAGCTCAATTAGATGTTAGCACTACAGAGATCAAGCTATTGATCGGGTTGACGAAACAACACTCACAAGGTATGAAGCACATTCTAAGCTCTTTGAAGAGCACTGCACCTTCAGATTACAATCAATTTACTGAAGAGAACAAAATGTCATTAGGTGCACTCATCAATCATATTCGCTCTTTGTCTGAGTTGTTAAACAAAAATGTTAAGTAGGTACTCACTATGAGTATTGTTAGAAATAGCGCATTAACAGACCAAGTTTTAGGTGCAGTAGTCGATAACGTTAACCACACTCGTCTCTATGAGAAAGACATGGAGATCGACAAAGTCAATGAAGCCTTTTACCTGGCCCAGGAACAAGTTGATAAAGTTCGGACTTTTATCAGCAACCCTGAAGGCATTTTGGGGTCAGATGCAACGAAACATGGTGAAATTGCAGAACAAGTAGAAGTCGGGATACGCAACGCAAGGGCAGCTCTTGAAGGTATAGATAATCTACCTGCGGATATTGATAGCGTATCGCGCACTGGTGCGGCCGATTATTTGCTGAACAACACCGAAGTACAATCTAAATTTATCAACGGCGCTAACAACAACCTTAAGCATGTATTAGACCACATGGATAAGTATCCCAATTTTGGTCGAGATGGTTCGTTCTACCATATTCCGAAGGATACACACGAGCTAATCAGTAAAATCATGTCTGGTGAAGACGTTGATGGGTTATCTCAAAGAAGCATTGACGCAATAAAAGCGAAGGTCTCTGAAATTGAGAAAGTTACTGGTCAGCCGTTTAATACCGTTGTCCAACCCGGAGTTTCAGATTACGCGGAAGTTCAGCGCGGAGCCATCGATGAAACTCTGAATAAGCATGAAGAAGATCTACGTAAAGAAAGTGAGCGACAAAAAGACCAACTTGAGCAAGATTACGGACCATCCTTTCAAGAGATGGGGAGAGTAGCCCTCACTGGCGGTGCCGTTGGTGGTGGAGTTGCATTTGCGTCTAAAATTTACAACAAGTATAAATCTGGTAAGAATGTCTTTGCTGGTGATTTTAACCAAGATGACTGGAAAGAAGTAGGCCTGGAAACATCCAAGGGGGCAGCTATTGGTGCGGTATCCTCGGCTGCAATCTATGGATTAACAAACTACGCTTCGATGGCAGCTCCTTTTGCCAGTGCCGTCGTTTCCGCGTCAAAAGGGGTAGGTATACTTACTAACCAGTATATAAATGGAGAAATAACTTTTGACGAATATATGAACTTGGGATTAGTAGTTTGTTCTGAGTCTGCGATGGTTGGGGTATTTACAGCAGCAGGACAAGCAATAATTCCTATCCCAGTCCTAGGAGCTGTTATTGGTTCAATTGCTGGAAAAATGTTTGTAGATATAGCAGGTTCAGCGAATAGTCAACTGGCTAAAGAACTCAACAGCATGATGGATGAATTCACCAAAAATTTAGATGCTATTTCTCGTCAAGCATTAGAACGTATCAACAAAGAGTTCGATAAACTGGGAGATTTAACTACCGCAGCTTTCGATTTCAACAACAACCTACTTGATAGCAGTGTTAAGTTAGCCAAAGCATACGGCGTCTCAGACTCTCTAATAATAAAGTCATCTAATGAGTTAGATGACTTTATGCTTAGTTAAAATTCAAAGAGGCCATATCAGGCCTCTTTTCGTATCTGGGCTATTAACTCTCTTGTGTACTTCACAACGACCAAGCAACACATTGTTACTAATTCTCAACCTGCAACTTAAATCCCATTTGTTCACGCTGAATGAGCATTCCGCAAACCATTGATTCCATTAAAAGCAACAGTGAGCGAACCTTGCCTTCCGTGCATTGCTTTTTGTCTTCTCTTGTCGCCCTTCTTGCAATCTCACTTTTGTTAAGTCCATAGACATAGTGAAGAACAAAAAATGTCATTGGCCTTGGATTTTCCTCATCCATCATACAAGCAACCAACTTATCAATGACTAGAGCATCATCATCACATAGCTTATATCTTAAGTCTGGAGTCACAGGCAGGACATTCGATAGCCCACACATCTGTGTATACCAATGACAACCAGTATTGTTGTGTGACCAGTTCCCCCACCCTCTTAACAGTACTCGTGTACGTTCTAAATCTTGATCTTTCATATTGATACCATTACTTCAATTACATGTTGGTGTGAACTAAGCTGACTCGTAGAAATACTCAAAATTAGTACTCATCACGTCAGCTTTGGCCTTGTAGACTTTCTCAATGTCGTATAGGTCATACACCGTCCAGTTCTGCGGAGAGTGATAACTTTCTAACGTTTCTAAGCGAGATAGTCCGATACGTTCGATAAGTCCACGTCGGTACTCTTTCGAATTCCCCGATTTGTTCCCGTTGCATTCGTAGCACTGGCCATGGGCATTGTCTTCATTGAATCTAAGTTCAGGGGCTGCGCCTACAGAACGAAAGTGGCCGCAACACAGAGGCAAGTAGCGTCCACAGCTAGCACACGGTTTTCCGCTATCGCGTAACACGATAAAACGGTTAAATTGTTCTTGAGCTTTTTGAACTCGATACCCGTATTTCTTAATTTTCATTTGTCAGCCACAGCCCCATAAATCCAGTAAAAAGAGCCGTTAGGTAGATGAGAAACACACTATCGAAATGGAAGCCACGCCCAGCGAAGAGAAAGCAGAATTGCAAGAATGCTGACGATACCACTGCTATCGCACTAACCACCGTAAATAAGGCAAATAACAGACGTATCATGCGAACTCCATAAAGCGATATACGGCGTTTTGCATCTCTTGCTCGTCGTTAAATACTTGAAAAAGTGATTGGTTCCATATGACGTTAAAACAACCTTTGTAAATTTTTTCGAATTGTTCTTGGTCTGCGTTCTCAAAAGCGATAGACCAAGGCCGTTTTACTGTTCCTCCATTGGGGAGCATTTCTAAATCAAAATAACCAGCTTCGATCATCACTTGGTATCGGTAGTTCTCAATACACTTGTAAGCCTCTGGGTCGCAGTGACTTTCTCGCTGTTTTTTTATTTTCGATAAGACGATGTTGGCAATCTCAATACCATGTGTTTCATACATGTCTTCTCGTCCAGCCAACTGACAGAATTGCTTCGCAGTTTCATGTGCTATGTAATACTCTGGTTCGCTGATTAGGCTTACGTCGGGAGACCAATACTCGAATCCTAGGTGTATCAACGCAAAAAATTTACGGTGGTGCTCCAAAACACGGGCTTTCGCTTTAGACTTAGGCTTAATAGCCACAACGCGTCCACGCATCGTAGCAGCCTTTTCGCGCATTTCAGGTGTTGCGTACTGAATATAACCACCAGTACCAATTGCACCGATGATCTCTGTCGTTTCTTTTTTCGCCTTCACAGTTGAACAACTACGCACGTTTCAACTCCTTAAAGTGAATTCTTGGTTTCGCCAACTTTTGAGCCTTTTTGGCTTTCTCTATCATCAAGTCGACACGAAATTGAGTGTTCTCAGAGTCATCATCGTTAGCCGCGATCATCTGCTCATAATCTTTGAGAGAAATGCCATAATCATTCGCTATGTCGTTTAACATCTGATTCGCTAACTCACGCGCTTTGCGCCACTCTCCACAATTGTGAAAGTGCTTGTAGATATCCTCATATTGTTCACTAGCAACTTTTTGATTTGCCATATTCAGGCGTTGCAACTTACCCTCGATAAACGGCAGATCAGATGGAATGCCCCACTTTTTAGAACCGGCATACCAAAACTTCGGTAGGTAGTAGATCATATCTCCCCCTGCAATCGCTCTCGGATTTGTCGTTGTTGCTGGATGAATTTCTTTAACTTTTCAATATCCGCTTGGAAACTGACAATAGCTTTATCGCCACCAGGAATGTTCCATTGTTGATGCTGCATAATGTTCTGCTGCAAACCTGCTACTTTAGATTCAGCTAGACGTATCTCGTTCTCAATTTGGGCTGTACAGTCAAGCTGAACTGGTGACTCTAGGTTTTTATTGCATCGTCCCTTGTTCTGCTCTTTGGCTAACCAAGAATTGATAAATCTAGGGATTCCACTTTTGGTCTTGCGTCTGGTGGGATTAGATTTCAACCAACCAAGCATGTTTCGAAATTCCTGATAAACATCTACAGACGGATACAGCTTTCTGAACTCGAATATGTCCTCCATGTACACGGAATAAATCTCACCACGACGATTCGTTGGAAATTCAAATTCAGATTCAGGTTTTCTGGTTTCAAGCAATTCATCATTGCTTGGAATAAGATCTTTTAAAGGATCAATGGTTGGTTCTATGACTGGTTCTGTTACCCAATTTTGGGTACCTTTCAAATCCGTTTTTGGGTACCTTTCAAGTCCAATTTTGGGTACCTTCGGAAGGTGTCCATTTTCGGGTACCTTCTCTTCAGGGCTCGTAGTTCTTGATGATTTTGGGACTTGATGCTTCACATCGTCTTCTATGCCTAACAATTCCCATACAACAACCTGATTCGTTGACCCCTTTCTTTTCCCAGAATCTCGAATGATCCCAAGCTCTTGCATTGCCTTTAAGTTCGAACGAATTGTTTTGATGTTTAAGCGAGTATCGAGCTCTATACGCTCCGCACTCGGATATGCTCTGTGATACTCATCAGCTCGATCGGCAAGAGATAGAAGAATTAACTTCATCGTGGCCTTGATATCTTGTCGCCACGCCCAATCTGTAGCTCGTCTACTCATATTCTTGACTTCCAGCGCAACGCTGCGCTTTTCTTATACGCCTAGAGGTAAAACCAACAACCCTCTCACCAATCGTTAAGCGTTTGACTTTTATGGCGATCAAACTCGCGCTGCTTTTCCAGCAATATATTCGTAAGCCCCTGATAACAATCAACGGTCTTTCCCGCCACGACTAACTCTTTAACCGTAAACTCTCCATCTCTGATGACGACTTGAACTGGAGCAGTGATTGTTACGATTTCAGACACGGGAATTAATGATTTATCAATTACGCCTTTTTTCATTTGTCCATCCCATAAACTCGAATCGCAGCTAACTTGCTCGCGATAACTCGTGCAGCTGCTTCAATAGCAGCTGATTTAATAGCTTTCGCTTCTTTGTTGTCGATCATTTGGTCATCTGCGAGTGCTCGGCAAATCTCGACATTCGCTTCACCAAGTGCAGCCATCTCTTTGATCTGGATTTCGCTAAGCTCTTCCGCGTCAAGTTCGAGTTCCGCCATAGGAACAAACAAACCACCGCGTTGGCCTGCGCGATATTGAGCCAGAAAGTAGGTACCAGCGTGGATTTCCATTGCTTCTAGATCTTCATCATCGAAAAAACGGCAACCGTTTCGTTCATAGAGCTTGTTGTTGAAGGTGGTTTCAGACATACCAATTGCGCCAGCTAAAGCACCTCGACCTCCCTTGGTCTTCTTGATGATTTCTTTGACCACTTCTTTTTTCGAGTCAAATTTCACTAACATAATCAATAACTCCTTGTAGTTATGCAGTTTTCTTTGGTGCTGTATTATCTGGAAATACATCTTGGAACTTACATTTAGCACCCAAAGAGCAGAGAGCATTAATTATCTGCCAGCATGTTTTTAGATTCGGGCTACGCCCTTTTTCATATCGATTAACTGTTGCTTGATAAACACCTAGCTCATCAGCAAGTTGCTGCTGAGTTATTCCTAAATTGGTACGGTAATCTTTAATTCGGTTCATATGTCCTCCGTCACATGAGGACACTTATACCAATTTGGAATTCTACATGCAATCGATATATTCCATAACGGTTGTTTTTAAAAAATACCGCAGTGGCATAATTAGCGAATGAAAACAAATTGGAATGAACTGGTTAAATCCAGGATGAAGACCTCAGGCATAACCCAATCAGATCTTGCTGAATTAATGGGAGTGGCTCAGGGAACTATTGCTCGCTACTTAAACGAGAAGCGAGAACCAAGCCTTGATACGATTGCCGAAATGATGAAGCACGTCGGACTTAGTCAAATGACTTTGCTTTCTGACGGCTCTGTTACACCTGATGGTTTTGCTAATGTAAAATCAATAGATGACCAACCTGAAACCAAAGGGCTATTCCCTTTAATCAGTTCGGTGCAGGCGGGACAATGGAGAGAAGCTTGCGAACCGTATAACGTTAAAGACGCACAAATGCTGGCAACAACTGAGAAAGCGAGTTCAAGTTCATTTTGGCTAACAGTTGAAGGCGATTCGATGACCGCACCGCCCGGTTCACCACTTAGTTTCCCTACGGGTGTTCGCGTTCTAGTCGATCCTGAGGTTGAAGCGGTTAATAAGTCACTGGTTGTTGCCAAGCTTGATGATGTTAACGAAGCCACATTCAAACAACTCATCATTGACGCTGGACAGAAGTTTCTCAGTCCGTTAAACCCATCATTCCCCAAACTGCCAATTAATGGTAACTGTAAGATTGTAGGTGTAGTGGTTGATGCTAAGATTAACGTCAAACTTACCTGAGCATAGAATCTACACAGAGTAATCCCCCCACCAATTTGATGATAACCGCCCTAGTGGCGGTTTTTTATTGTCTAAAATCTGCCCCCCATATTTCAGAATTCATCCTACCATCAAAAATAATTCCATTTTGGCATTTACATTTAAATACCATTATGGAATATTAATTATACCAAGGCGATGCCTTGAAGCTCTTTAAAACTATTGGAAACCCAAAATAAACTGATACGCCCCGCTTTCGATGGCGTGAAACACTTAAACGGACGAGCGAGACCACTAGGTGGTACAAAACGTTTGAGAGCACCTATCAGCAAAGGGCTGATAGATGAGTAACGAAAGTAAATCTACGGTCACCCGACATAGTGAGGTGACTAGACCTATCCCATAGGTGCTCTAGTAGTAACGGGCTTTGGCTTTCTTATGAGAGCCATTTTGAAATGCTCTTAACGGTCGGTCGATTTTGATAGTGACAACCGACTGAGCCTTGATAAATCGCGTTAGGGGCATTTCAAAATTGCGGTATCGGACCGATCTTTAAGATCTGTGTATTAATTTTTATCCGGTACCGCAATTTACCCTAGTACACACACGTCCCAACAAGCATAAGACTTTCTTTAGAGGTATTAAAGAGCGCACCCATTGCAACCTCTCTCCCACCTAGCCAGCTCTGGCTTATGCGTGCTCTGTTTAATGTCTCTACTGAGGAATTGACTGTGGACAGACCTTCCCAAGAATCCGTTGAGCAGTTCTGGCTCTCGGTAAAAAAACTACCGCACGATCGAAAAATTATGACCGATTACTGCCGGAAGCATGGTTTCCGTAGTCCTGACTCGGTTGAAGAAAATTTTGAAACTGCATCTTCCCTCAAAATTCAAGGCAGCTTAGCTGTATAAGGACACCTTAAAATGGCTGATAAGTATTTCAAATTAACCTGTAATAAAAAGGTATCACACAAAGCGGTAAAAGAATCTGGCGATTTGGAACCTGTAATTCACTACATTAAAGCCGCAACCCAAGAACTAGCCAAATCGGAAGCTGTTTGCAAGGTTGAAGCAACTCACCCACTATGCACCGAAAATGAAAATTCCGGATACAGTGATTTCTTCAAAGGCGTTAAGGCCGAAAAAATATCAGAAGAAGATTACAACGCAGCAATTATAGAATTAGAAGCCAAGGGGTTTGACGAAGGCGAGTTCATTCACTCAGATGAACAACAAATAAATGTTCCGGATACCCCGTACCCTACCCTAGGCCAAGATGGATACTACGACACAAAAGATCCTCAAGTTGAAGATTCCTCTTTCATTTACAGTAGCGAAACCGACAGTATGAAAGCTGCTAAGGTCTTCATTCTGAGAGTTGGCCATAGCCAATATGCTTACGGATTCCGATTTAAGTTTGGTGACTTCGATAAGCACGAAAAAATGAACTTAGACCGAACCGAAGAAAAACGTGACGACGCGATTGATAAAGCGGTGGAACGCCTTGAAAAATTCCTAGATTATCAAGATGAGTTTGGCCCCGAAGACCAAAAAACCTTTGTCTCCGCAACGATGAAACATGATTTTTATCATGCATTTCAAGAACCCAGTGAACTGTTTATAACAGCACTATCACAGCACCCAGACGCAAAGAACGCATTAGAAGCCCACAGCGATTATTTAGAAATTGTTGAAGGTCATTTTGCGGATATCTGGCCTTTAGATAAATCCCCAAATCAAGCAATTGAGCATGTGAACTCAATGGTAACGATTGGTGTTCTATACGATTTAGAAGCTTTCACCGAGAGCTTGAAACCTTACCTTCCTGCCGTACTAACCGAGAAAACGAAAGAGTCGATGAAACATATTGAAGATGTTATCGACAAGCCAGCAGCCAATGAATCCATCATTGAACCTAAATGCTGGAAAGCCGCTCTCCCTGTAACCGATGAATTACACGTCGTTATTGCAATCCGAGATTGTGGTGACGAGGGGTGGCAATATGCTGTCGAAGGCAATCAGAAAGCAGAACGCGCATTCGGTGACGCTAACGACTTTGGCTTTGAGTTTGCTACCACCCGAAAAGAAGCGATCAAAATGGCTGGTCAGGCAATTATTGACGCTCTGTACAAGTACGATAGCTCATTAAGTCTAGCTAAGATTTTTATGAAATCTCCATACATTCAGGAGTTCGAAGAAAATTGCATTGAGGTGATGGATGGCGAAGACTTACCGCCTAACGAATGTTCACCAATAGAAAATGCAGTACGTGAACGCCTAGCTCGTCGCCCTACAGCAAGAATGACAGAGGGCGAAGTAAAACTCGCAATGGATGCACTACAACCTCACATCACAGCTCAAACCGACATCGAAGAACTAGTGGAGACAATTAACGGCTTGGAAAAATGTGGGGTTTTATTTAATGAAAGTGAGGCTGAGTATCTAGTGGCCAGATGTACGGTTACTAAAAATAACATGCAACACAAACCAGCACATAATTTAGAAAATGAGTATGAATGCTTTATTGCTGAAATATTTTCTCGCATTAGTGATGGTAGCCCATATCTAACAACAGAGCAGTATGAAGAGGCAGGAGAGAAGCTTGCTGCCGTAGTAGATGAACTCACTAATTGGCACAACGGAGAACGGGAACACAACGGTAAATACTTAACGTTCGTTAAAGACAAAACACTAGAAAACATACGCAACATTGATTTTGATGATGCAAGCGAGGTGTCAAAATCATTTCTAAACATCCGAACTCTTCGCGCTGTCTTTCGAGAAAATATCGAACTTATTGAAAGTATGGAGCCAGCATCCAACACTCTGATATCAGAAGTAGAGCATCCATCTCTCTTGCTCGCGATAGCTGAACGCTTGGCACATGAAAGTCACGCAGTAACACCTGAGCATGCCTATACCCACTTATTAAAAATCATTACCAAAGACACCGACATTAACGCTTTAGCTGATTACATCAAACAGCTTAAAAACCCGGTGATCATTTGGCATTCAACTGAGTCGGTTAACCTAGTAATGAAGTTTACCGGCCAACCCAAAACCGATGGTAATAATGAGCTTTCAAGTGGCAATAATGAACAAAAAGAAGCCCCAAAGTTACCAGAACAATGCCAAAAAAAACCAACCGATGGTAATGGGAAGCCCAAGGTTACCGAAAACGCACCTTTACCCGAATCTGCTAATGATGAGCATCTTGCCGATTCTGATAACAACATTAGCGACACTGACGTTCCTCAAAATATTGTAGAGCAAGAGCCAGCTAACGATCCTGAAATTCCAGATGTCGATTTAGACGAAAGTAATTCAAATATGGGTATTTGGAATCAGTCATTTAAAACCGATTTGAATTTCACTAAGCAAGACCCATCGACAGGTCGATTATCCATCAATGCTCAATACCGCCAAATGAAAGCAACCGAAATATTTGGTCCTCGTGGCAAAGGCTGGGGTGTCGATGTTAAGCGGGAGTGGATTGAGGACGGTTTGCCAATTTTCGCTAACGGTACGTATACCGGAGTGAATGAGTCCGTCCACAACATGGAAGTCGAGCTTTGGTACATCCACCCTAACAGTGGCGAACGATGCACATTAACAGCTTTTGGTGAGACTGAGCGTTTCTATTGGTCACACAATTACAGTCGCATGATCAAAAACGGAGAGTGCCGTAAAAAGTCACTTACCGACGCGACAGGTAAAGCGCTTTCAATGTTAGGCATTTGTGGTGACGTATACATGGGCGAATACGACGATGAAAACATCATCAACCGTTCGCAAATGACGAAGACAACCGACAATGCGCTTAAACAGCTTGAGTTTGATGCGAAAGCAACACAACAGGCGCTAGATAAGGCTAAGTCATACACTGACAAGTTCTCTACTGCTCCTTCTCTGGCAGAAATCAAGCGACTTCAAAAGCTAGCTGAAACAGCTCTGGATGCAATCCCTACCCACGACAAGGCAAGCAAAGCCAAGAAAGACAAAGCGCTTTCTCGAATCGCGGAGCAAGCAGAATCGGCAATAAAAGACTTCAACGCTGACATTAAAGATAAGGATCAGGCAAATGGCTGATAAGACAGAAAGCATGAACAATATTAACCAGCAGGTCTTTGACCTGTTGGAGCTGGCCAAACAAGAAGAATGGGACGAGCAGACCATTGCGGATAATTTGGCAGGTATCGAGTGTTCTATTGATGACAAACTCATGGCCTACCGTCGATACATGGATAAGTTAGAAACAGCAGCGAAGCTGGCAGATGCGGAGAAAAAAGTATATGCCGAGCAAGCAAAACCATACGGTGACCGCGCCAAGTCTTTAAAAGACGAACGCAGTCGAATGACCTATCCGCTTCTGAATTTATTCCAAATGTTAAATATCGAAAAAATGAAAGGTGCATACGGTACTTTTTACATCAAAAACAATCCAGCCAAACTTCGATACGAGGAAACCCACCTTCCTGAGAAATATCTAATACGCGAAGTTCGTTTTGTCCCTGATGAGGACGCAATAAGAAAAGCGCTAGATGATGGTGAAGAGCTAGATTTTGCTTGGTATGAGTCTCAGCCTCAGCAAGTCGTACTGAGAAAATAAAAATGAGTATATTCACCCTACAAATTGAGCCTCACTTAGCTGAGGCATTTTTTCACTACTTAAAACAACGGGGCTATTCAATCTACCCACCAGTGAGCCCTTCTTCACCACAAGTAGCGAGGCGTGGTTCGAGTCGACACACTCTATCGACTAAGCCTACGGGTACACTCGTTGTCTCTATAGGGCTGCATCTTGAAGCAATGAAATTTCTCACCACTATAAAATAAGAAACCTATTGCATTGCATGAGCTAAATATAAACAACCAGTCTCATCGAGACGCTATTACCGTCGCTCGTCAATCTGCAAAAAACAGAGGTAATGCTATGAGTAACTCATACAAAGAAGAACTAAATGAACGTTTGATAAATGTCGTGAACACTAAATGCAACATTTTAGGGTGTGATAACTGTGACCTAAAATGGGATGGTGGTTGTAGCGCTACAGACTTGGAAGCAAAAATCATCGAAATTGAAATCAAAGAAATGAACTCTGACACAAGTTCAAATGATTAGGTAATCGGAGACTTCTAAAATGCGTGAAATGACCATTCCCCAATACAAACGCAATTATTATCCTGCTCTTTGCAGCCAAACTATTCGAAATTGGATCAGACAAGGAATCCTTCAGGCTCGTAAAACACCTACCGGCCGCTGGCTCATTTGCATACCTGACGCAGCGAATGACCCAGAGTTAACTACTACACCCAAAGCAGCACAGCTTCTAAAGTTGATGAACGGAGGCAGTTAACCTATGAATGCTCGCAAGCGAACTACTGGTCGTGAGCGCATTCCCAAACACTTGTATGTAGAAAAACGAAAAGGCCAAACAAGGTATCGCTTTACTCTTATCGATGGTACCAAAATGCTAATGCCAGCTGAGTTTTCTTTAGATGACATTATTGCAGCAGCTAACGCATACAATGACGAGCACAGACCAGCACAACACTTCCAAATTTCCCCTAGATCTAGAAAAGACAAATTCAACCGCCCGATGAATGAGTGGCTTGAGCATGTAATGGTTAGAATTAAAAACGAAGAAGAACTGTCAGCAGAAATCCTTAGACAAGTATCGAGTGATATAGCTCGACTTAATGAGTTTTTAGGAGACAAGTTTTCCAAGTCAATTAACTTAGAAACCATGAACGACTTTCTAAATACATATTATGGTGATAAATCCAAAGAGGTTTATAACAAGAAACTTTCTCGATTAAAGAAGATCTTTAGCTATCTAGCAGATGAATCCGCAATTGGTGAAAACTTCATGTTGAACAAAAAACCGAAACGGCTAAATGCTTCGGATAATAAGAAAGAACGCTTGGATTTAGATATAGAGGCATTCAAAGCAATTGAAAAAGAGGCACCACTATTTTTAAAAGTAGCTATGGGGTTATCGATTCAATCGACTCACGCAGTAGCTGAACTACATAGAATAAAATACCGTATACCAAAACCAAAACCGGATACATGTGGAATTGTCTGGTTTGATACTCCAAAACCAGAGAACGGAGAAATGGTATTTGGTACCTTGTACATACACCGAGCAAAGGTTAAGAATGCTAAAACGTCTTATGTTGCTATTCCGGTGACAAGCGCTATCAAAGAAGTTGTAGAGCTATCTAAAACAGATAAGCTACATTGCCCTTACGTAGTGCATCGTAGACCTGCAAGAAACAATAATATCGCTAAGCAGTGTGACCACCGTTACCAAGTAACCAGTCGCATGATCAGCGAAACATTTTCCAAAGTACGCGACGAACTCGGTTTGTACTCTAACGTAGAAAAAGCTAAGCGCCCTACTTTCCATGAAATCCGGAGACTATCGGCAAAACTCATCGATGAAATGGGTGTAAACCCTCGCCAACGCATGGCACATGCCAGTGATAGAACCACTCAGATTTACACTGATAGTCACGACGTAGAATGGCATGAAGTACCAGCCATAAGCGTCGCAATATAGCCCATTTCAAGCGCTGTACAAACTACTGTATTTTACCACCTTTTTACCACCCTTTTACCACCCCCTCGAACTTTACTCAGTACTAACGCAGAGTAATAACAAGGGGAGAAAAAAGGATAAAAGAAGGAATTTCACTTGAATATCAATAAGTTACAGACACAAAAAAGCCCACCAGAAAGGTGGGCTTCTTCTAAAATTTGGTGGGTCCGGGCGAACTCGAATCGCCGACCCCTACCATGTCAAGGTAGTACTCTAACCAACTGAGCTACGGACCCAAATTTTTCATTCCTGACCATTCAATTCAGAATGGTGCGTCCGAGTGGACTCGAACCACCGACCCCCGCCATGTCAAGGCGATACTCTAACCAGCTGAGCTACGGACGCATATCTCTGGAACGAGAAGGATATTAGCTATATCCGATCAGGGGTGCAAGCATAAATTCATCAACTTTGAATCGTTTGGTGAAAATGTAAACTCAACACCCGTTTTCAGATGATTTTATCGGCAAGCCCTTCGTCTATTGGGGATAAAAGTGTGATCTATATAACTTTTACGACTTTGTTCAATTGTCGTAAGGCACTTCACTTAACATCCAAATTTGTAATGTCTGGGAAATATCAGGGCAAAAACCAAAAAGAATTTGATATTTAGGCTCAAATGGCTCACCAATGTAGGTAGTGCGGATCAGTTTACCCGTTTTGACATCGACTTGAGTACTTACTCTGCCTTTAAAGTTTTGGAAAATCACAAACTGCTCGCTGTGATAAACCATCTGTTCACGATAAAACAAAAAGTGGTCTTGTGGCGTTTCTGTCAGTTTGCACTCCAGCGGCTTTAAGCTCTGCATTCCTTGCACGTGTGGAGCTAGCAGCAACAGTACAAATATCCATCCATATCGCATACGACTTCCCTATTCCGCTTTCTTTCTCAAAGTATAGGTCTTGGCGTATTGGGCGATACAAAAAAGGCTTTGATCTACACAAATCAAAGCCTTTAGGTTTATCGTTTGATTGGTTGTATTAGTCGTCAGACTCAAACACCACATTGTAGTTTTCAGTATAAGTACAATTAGGTTGACGACTACAGGTGAAAAATCGTCGTCCTTTAAATTCACCTTGGCTGGCAGTTTTGATGATCATAGGGCTGCCGCATTTCTTACAAAAACGCACTTCTTTTTCAGGCTCGATCAAATCAATATGCGCCGCCAACAAGCGGCGTAAACGCCCCACTTGATAACTGTGTTTTACTGAAGTCCCGATCAGAGGCAAGTTGGCAGATTTACATACGTGCATCAGCAACTTCTGACGCTCCACCTTACCTTTATTCAATTGCTGCCCGTTATCAAACTCGATAATTACGCGCGGTTCTAACGTTCTTGGGTCACAAATTACGTAGTCGAAATAACTGCGCGAGATGCGATTATTGGCCACGAAAAACTGCTTTTTATTCTTGATGTCTTTCGGAGCAACCAAAGTAGACATGTTCACCTTGGCAAACACGACAGCATGCTCTCCAACTGCGGCTCTTAGCGCATTGAAAAAAGCACCTTCTTGCCCTCTTAGTAACGGGCCTTTCGCACGATATGGATAGTCACGCGTGTCATCGTGCTTAATCACGTACTTTTGAATAATAATGAAGAATACAACCAGAAGAACAACAATGATAAAGATGTTGGTCAT